CCATTGATTTAAAATCTTTAGCATCAACAACCTGATAACCACCTTTGTTATATGCTATAGATATTGTTTTACCTTCAGGCAAACTTGTAGAATAATATCGTCTATAAGTATTGCCAACTATTCTATCGCTTGTTGGTATAGAATTTCTTACTTTAAAAACTGTTCTATCTAAATTCTTGCTCACTCTTTTTGATTTGATAATATGACCTGTTTTTAAATTTACTTTAAGACCTAGTGATTGTAACCACTTGTAATGATTACTTTTTGCTAGTTCTATTTGTTCTCTTTTTGTCAATTTTTTTACCATCATTAACCATTCTGTTACAGATTCTTATAGCATTATCGCATATTTTTAAACAATTGTCAAGGTGTCTTCTTATATCTTTAAAGGAACCCTTTAAATCATTGACCAAATACAGCAATATTATCATCAAAATAAACGATAAACCTGTGGTTGTAAGACTTAAAATGTCAATCGTTGTCATAACCTGTCACTCCCACAACTTGTACTGATTCTGTAGCATGGCCTGAATTGACCTCGTCTAAAATGCTGTTATCGTATTTTTCTGACTCTTCTTTTAAAAACTTTTCTACTGCTTTTATATCGGACTCATATTCAGCAATTTTTGTATCAACCAGTTTTATTGTTTCAATATTCATATTTTCTTCAAGTGATTTTTTAATCTCTTTTAAGTCTTCTAATGGTCTTAATAAATCGTGCATATTATTTTTTCTCCTTATCATAGTTAAAATATTTTATAGTACCCTCTACATAACCATGTTTTTTTATTTTTACATCTGGTTTTGTAAACATAGTATTTGCGTCACCTTGTTTATAACCTACTTTATGTGATAATGTGATATGAGCAGCACCTGTATCATTTCTTTTAATCTTTTTATCGTTTTCTAATAAAAACATATCACCAATCCACAATGCGTCAATATTTGCGTTTGCTCTATAACCTTTTATCATAGCGCCTACTTTTTTATCAACAAGATTTTTATACTTATTGAATACTTTAAGTGTTGGTTTAAACGCAAGTGTAATATGGTCTGATACTAACACACTCATTGTAGCACCCTTTTTAACCGTATTACAACTTTGTTTATCTAATGCAATTGCAAAATATCCGTTATACATTATTTACCTCTTTTAAAAAAGTTTTTAATATCTTCAATTAAACTACCTAATACTAAACACACATACATATAAACTTCTCTACTTGATGTAATTAGTACAGCAGCCATCGCTATCAATAATAATAAAATAAACCAATCTAACATCATATTATTTACCTCTTTGATTTTCTGCCTCTAACTGTATAGCAACATCAACATCTGACTCTTCTTTTTCTGTTAAAGTGTTTTCATCTGCATATTGGTCTATTTCTACAAGACCATCTTCTTTAGCAAATTCTTCATCTTCATAAACTACTTTACCAACATATTCTGATTTATCACTATCTGAATAATTAGCATCAACGACCAATGTTTCAACACCATCGTTTTGAGTAGTTATTGAACCTTTAATTTCTGAATGGTCGATACCACCAAAATCTAAAAACTTTTGGTCTGCTTCGTCAGCATTACTTGCCAATACTTCTTGTTCTATCATAAGTGTATAGTAAGTTTTCTTTCTGTATAGATTTTTACCTATATCTTTATCTGTATATAATACATTTGTGTCTATTGTCATAGTGTCTCCTTAGTTTAGTTGTGTTATATATTCTCTTTTAGTTTTGTAATTTTTTGTCATATCGGGATTAAAGTCTTTTCTAAATCCCTGTCTTTGGTATAACTGACCAAAGTCGTTAAATAAGTTATCATCACCTGCAGCCGTTTCTGGACCAAATACATCTTCATATGTTTGATAGTATTCGTCTGGATAGATTATCTCAATAGCAGTAGCGCCAGCAAAGTTTGTTGCGTCTTCTTTATAGGTCTTATCCATGTAATCTTTGAATTTTAATAACTGTTTTCTATAATATTTAATTTTAGAAATAGGAACATTTTTATACATTGAGTCACTACTCCAAAAATATTCTGCGTCTTCGGAATCAAAGTATTCTCTTTTGTAAACAATATTAAATGTTGTGTGTTTCATTGTGTTGTCCTTTTTATTGTTGTTTTTTTTTCTCATATACGTATATACTATATGAAAAATGACTAAAAGTCAAGCATAAAAAACGTTGATTTTACTAGGTTTTTAGGGTATAAGTGTGCTATTCTGACGCACTTTTGACTGATTCTTGTCTATTTTCTGTCGTATCCTGCCTTAGCAACATAGAACGAATCAACAATATCTGTTACAGGATTGTTTAGTTTTGTTTGATCAAATTCTTTCATCAAATCAATATGTGTATCTTTTACAAATTGCTCATACATTTTAAGCTTGTCTGCATTGCCTTTACCTGTAGCATTCTTCTTTACTTGACCAGGCACTATACTTTCAAATCTCTTGTTTAGTTTGTACAGTTTATGTTTGAGAGCACCCATATTCTCTGCTAGGTTGAATACAAGTCCTTTACTGCCATATGAGTAGCCTTCTATAAAAATATTACCAATAGCAGTATCAATAACAGAAAGCGCCCACTCGGAAATCTGGTCGTGTCGTTGTTGTTCGGTGGTATAGGGTAGATGTAGTCTGCCATTTATTTTACCATTACAATAATTGCCTTCATATTTTTTCACATTTGTAAGATAGTATATCTTACAGTTATCTAATTTAAACTCGCCTCTACATACACATATAGCAGGACTGCTTAAACTATAATCAATTCCAATCGTCTTGTTCTTCTTCATTTTCAAATATCGCATCCTCTTCTTCAATAGAAGAGTCAGCACCACAGAAAGGACAACTAATAGGTTCAGCGTCCTCGTCTGACCATTTTACCCAATAAGATACATCACAAACGTTGCAACTTATTTGTACTTTGTTTATATTATCTGACATTCGTAATCCTTTATGTAACTTATTTTATCAAACAATTTTGCTTGTTGTATATCTTTCCATGCAACTGTTAATGCGTTTTGTGTTTGTTCAGTAGCATTTACACCAGTTATTTGATAGTCGGCACACATTGATGATAATACTTGTACAGTAAAACCTTTTTTTGCCCAACTTATAGCAGAATAAGGTTTACTTCTAATCACACAACCAGATGTATTTGTGCCACCAATTATTACATTTTTTAAATTATAACCTTTTCTATGTACTTCATCTACAATACGTTCTATAGAACATTCACGTGGATCAATAGTTAACCATATGTTTCTTTTTTCTATTCTAGTTATTTTTGCAACCTCTTCAGTTTTTCTATGTTGCCCAGGTATATGATCAGAAACAATAACAAGAGGTTTTTCTCTTATTGCATTTAATAACCATGCTAATGTAGAAAATCTTTGATTGTTTGTAAAGTCATCTCCTAATATAGGATGACCTTCAAAATCTATAAGTAATATGATTGTTGTAGGTTTTAAATCCATTTTATTATGGTTTCTGGTTCTGGTTTCTTATCTTGCTTTTTTCTAGCTTCATTCATTGATTCTCTACGAAATTTTTTTGCTTTACCTATACTAGCTAATAATATAACAGGATGTTTTACCCAAGGTAAATCTGACCATTTTTTATATTCATGTGGAAAACATTTTAATACAGACGTATGTAAATCTTTCTCTAAAGCAAAAGCAGATAAATTAGCCATCCACATTCCTACTTCAAGTGAGGCATCTGGAAAAACAATTTTTAAGTGACTACTGTGCATTTGTTCATAAAAATTACCTTTTTTTATAGATGTTTTATAATATTCATTAGGTACACCTAATCTTTGTGTAAAAACCAACAGATAAGGTGTTGATTTTATATGTTCAAAATAAGGATTATATTCTATATCTTTTTCTGATTTAAAGGTAGTTTCCTTTTCGTTTAAATCTTTACTATTTTTTACACTTTTCAACCATATCTTACGTTTTTCTTCTACCTTATCAGGACCTAATACATTGCAATGATATGGCATAAAATTGTTTTTAGATGGTGTAACTTTCCATGCCTTCCATAATAAATCTTCAATCAATTGTTTTTCAGGTATGTCCTCTGTATCGTAGGTCATAACGTGCTGTCTTCTATTTAATAAATTTAAGATTGGTTGTTGATTCATTTTATACCTTTATAGTTTAAATTTTTTAAATTGATCTTTTGTTACATCTTGTTTAAGACCACCAATAACATAACTTTCTATTTCAGTTTCTTGTGGTGCGTTTTGTAGTGAGTGACTATTAAACCAATGTTGTGTCCAAGGTAATGGATTCTGTGATGATGAGTGTTCATACTTTTGTTCTAAACCAATAACTCTCATTCTTCTATTTGCTATATATTCAACATATTGATGTAGTAGTTTTTCTGATAGTCCTATCATAGAACCTTTTTGAAATAGATAAGTTGCCCAATCTTTCTCTTGTTGTACTGCGTCATCATATATTTGATAGCATTCTTTTTGTGTATCTTTAATAACTTTATTCATAACTTTATCATTCTCTTTTGTAAGATATGCTTTGATAATCTGTTGACTCATTGCAAGGTGTTGACTTTCATCTCTAGCAATAAGAGATAATATCTTAGCACTACCTTCCATAAGTTTTAATTCACCAAATGCAAACGAACAAGCAAATGATACATAGAATCTTAAACCTTCTAATACGTTTACAGTTACTAACGCAAGCCATAATGCTTTCTTTAGTTCGTAAATGTCAACTGATTTAGGATCATTATGCCATTTGTAACCTAATGCGATTAGTTTATCGTATGCTTCTGTAACTGCTTTTGATCTTTCTTCAATCTTCTTATCTTCAATAATAGTATCAAATACATCACTTGGTTGTGAGTATAAGTTTTTAATTATGTATGTATAACTTCTACTATGAATTGTTTCCATAAAGTCCCATGCTACTATGGCACCTTCTAATTCAGGATTAGTTACGAAAGGTAAAAATGCAAGGCATGGACCTCTACCTTGTACACTATCTAACATTGTTTGATACTTTAGATTAGATGTAAATATAAACTTTTGTGATTCAGACAGTTGAGCATAGTCGTTTCTATCTTTCTGTAAAGATACTTCTTCAGGTCTCCAGAAGAAACCTAATTGTTGTTGAGCCAATTTATCAAATATAGGATACTTAAATGTATCATATCTTTGTACAGCAAGGTCTTCGCCAAAAAACAATGGTTGTTTTGTAGCGTCTAAATTTTGTTTCTTATTAAATACTGTCTTCATTTATATTGTACACGAGTCGCAATTCTCGTCCTCTTCTTTTGGTTTATCCTCAGGCACATTATCGTGGAACCCAATTGGATGAGTGGGTTCGTCTTCGTCCTTTTTACTATCATATGTGTTTTGATAGTAAGAAGTCTTCCAACCCAATTTATATGTTGTCAATAAGTCTTGTGCCATTACTGATACAGGTACTTGACCTTCAGTATAGTTTTCAGGATTATATGACCAATTGCCTGATATGGCCTGGTCAAAATACTTTTGCATTACTGCAACGATATTTATATATCCTTCATTCCCCTTCATGTCCCAAAGTAAAGTATAGAAGTTTTTTAGTTTAGAATATTCAGGTACTATTTGTTTTAATGGGCCTTTTTTAGACTTTTTAACAGACAAATAATCTCTAGGTGGTTCAATACCATTTGTCGCATTAGAAACTACACTAGAAGATTCACTAGGCATTTGTGCTGATAATGTACTATGTCTTAAACCATGTTCTTTTATTTCTTTTCTTAAATGTTCCCAATCGTAAGTAAATTCTCTTTTAACTAACTCGTCAACATCTTTCTTATATGTATCAATAGGTAATATACCATCTGCATATTTTGTAGATTTAAATGCTGAACAAGGACCCTTTTCTTTTGCAAGGTCTAAACTAGCATGTAATAGATAATATTGAAATGCTTCTGTTAGTTTATCAACTTGTCGCCATGCAAGCTTCTGATCGTATTTGTAACCTTTCTTTGCAAGGTAATGAGCAAGACCAATATAACCAATACCTAAACTTCTACGTGCCTTTGTAGATATTTCGGCAGCGTTTATAGGATACTTTTGATGATCTATTATTTCATCTAAAGCTCTTACTGCTAAATCACACAATGGTTGTAGTTCATCACGTTTGTTTATTTTACCCACATTGATGGCAGATAAGATACATAAAGCAATCTCACCTTCACCATCAATATGTTGTATTGGAGTGGTTGGTAAAGTTATTTCCTGACATAGGTTTGACATGTAAATTCTATCTTTGAAGGATGAGTGAGTATTACAATGGTCAATATTCATAATATAGATACGGCCTGTTTCAGCACGTTCTTTCAATATATCAAAAAATAATTCTTGTGCGTTTATCTTCTTTTTAGTAACGCTGGTTTTTCTTTCTGCTTTGATATACAGATCATCAAAGTCAGGTGTACCCCATGCGTCATATAACTCTGGTACTTCATGTGGTGAAAATAAAGTTATATCTTCGTTGTTGATAAACCTTTCATAAAATAGTTTAGATAGTTGTATTGAGTAGTCTAGTTTTCTAACTCTATTATCTTCACTACCTTTGTTGTTTTTAAGAACAATAATGTCACCTATTTCTTGGTGCCAAATTGGGAAGTGTACTGTTGCTGATCCGCCTCGTACTCCGTTTTGAGTACAGCACTTAACAGTTGCCTCAAATTTTTTGAGAAAAGGTATAACACCCGTATGTTGTACCTCACCGCCTCTAATACGTGAGTTGATACCTCGGATTCTTCCTGCGTTAATTCCGATGCCAGCCCTTTGGGCAACATAACGGCCAACAGCCATGTCGCTACTAAAGATACTAGGTAGAGTATCGTCAATGTCAACAAGGACACAAGAAGCATACTGCTTAAGAGGGGTACGGACACCAGCCATAACAGGCGTTGGGATATTAATCTTAAACGTTGATATAGCGTCATAATATTTTTTAACATAACTCATTCTCCTTTCTTTTGGATATTTAGCAAATAGTGTAGCCGCAATCATCATGTACATAAACTGTGGTGTTTCGTATACCACATTTGTACTTCTATCTTGTACAAGATATTTGTCAATGACTTGTCTTAATCCTGCATAGGTGAAATCATAATCTCTATTGTGATTTAACCAGTTCTCCATTCTATCAAAATCTTTTCTTTGATAGTTCGTAAATATTTCTTTGTCATATAATTCTAAATCTACAACTTTTTTTACATGGTCATAAAAGTGTGGGTGATCCCATAACTTACCAATAACTTGTTTTCTCAAACTGTATAATAGTAATCTGGATGCTACGTATGTGTAATTAGGGTAATTTAAATCTATTAGATCAGCAGCTGACTTAACTAGTATCTGTTGAATATCATCTGTAGTTATACCATCATAGAATTGTAAACCACTTTTCATTTCTACTTGTGATGATGAAACATTTGTGATGTCTTCACAAGCATACTCAACCATTTCATGTATCTTTTCAATGTTAAGAGGTTCTGTTCCTCTATTGTTTCTTTTTTTGACGCTTATCGACTCTTTTCCCGTAACCATATTTTCCCCTAACAACGTTTGTATGAATTTAATTGAGTTATTGCTGATAAACCTGAATAGGTATTATCTGATATAATTTTTTGTACTTGTTCTTTTGTATTACCGTTTACGATCATCTCGTTAATATCTTTTTCTTTCTGACCTTCTGGCCATATTGTTATCATATAATTTTGATCAATCAATTTATACATTCTATCTATAATTTCTTTATTTCTTGGTTCGTTATCAAAAATAAAAACAACATCTTTTTTTTCAACAGGTAGTTGTAGATCAGCACCACCAGCCGCAAGACAATTTTCAAGGAACAAACTATCTAATGGACCTTCAACTATATATAATCTCTTGTGTAGATTAATTCGTTCTAGGCCAAATATTTTTTGTTTGTTTTCCTGTAGTTTTATTGTTAGATATTTTGGTTGTTCTTTACCAAACGCTCTACCTTGTAAAGCAAATACTTCACCACCAACATCATAAAAAGGTATTATTAATCTAGGATGTTCGTACTTTTTATTTAGACTATCAAACGTCCCTGGGCGTATGCTATTTACATACTCTTGGAACTTGTCGCAATAATATAATCGGTCAAAGTATTCTGTAGGCAGTTTTCGTTTTATCAAATACTGCTTTGCAGGATGCTCATCATTTAATTTACTGAAGGCCATAAGACCTTGTAGGGGTGTAGATTTTAATTTTGTTTTTGTATCTGTTTTAAATCTTTCAAACAGACTTTCTTCACTAGCAGGTTTACTGCCTTTATATCTTTCTAAAATGTATTGGTCGTACAATGGCCGATCAACTAGTTTTATAAGATTAGCCAAATTGTGTGAAGCACTACAATTATGGCATTTGAAAAACATATCATTCTTTACTCTATAAAGATATGCTCTTGCTTTTGTTTTAGACTTTTTAGAATCACCACAAACAGGACAACGAAAATTGAATAGATAATCTCTTTTCTTTTTAAATTGTTGTAGTCTAGGCTGTATCTTGCTGATATAATTTAGATCAATGTAACCACTCATATAAAACAGTATATACTATATATACGTGTTTGTCAAGCCACTATATGATTTTTATAACACTTAATATCTGAGGCATAGACAACCCTAGTACGATTGCTGCCCCTATGATGATCCATCTGTATTTCTCAAAAACGCCTATCCTACCGTCTAAATTTGAGTTTAAAGTCTTAATTTCACACATTAAACGCTTTTCAGACATCTCAATTTCGTCTGTTAATTCTTTGTGAATCTTATTGATTCTAGCGTGTAGTTCTTTGTAATTAGTGTCAAATTCGACTCTACGACTCTCTATTAGGTTGAATATTGCTTTATCAATATCCTCTTGTTTTGATAGTTTTTCTTCATGTACAGCCAACATAGATTTAATACTTCCTGATATATCAGTTAGTTTATCTATTGCGTTATCAAGTTTTGTATTAACATTTGCAACCTGTTCAACCTCACTTTTAAGGACTTGAACATCTGTAGCAAGTTTCTGTATGTCGTTTAATTCAGCCATAGTAGTATTTATTTTTTATGCAACTTTGAGTATAGTTCTTAACTCTTGTAATCTTCTAATCTTCCAGAGTTTCACAAATGTTTTTCTGCGTCTCCGTAACTTTTGTTTCTTAATTTTGAGCCAGTGTAAATTGAGTAAATATAATTTTCTTTTTTTATCATTTCTTATTATCCTTTTTGCTATTAGTTTTAACTTTCTTTTTTGAAGTAAAGTCATAACCCTCCATTAAGTTTGTTACTGGTTTATAAATGGTTACTAACTCATCTTTACCCTTAACCTTAATTTTATCTAGCTCAATAGACTTAATATCTTTCAGTTGTTCTTTTGTATAGGAAGAATAAATCAAAGGTGTAACCTTTCCATTTTCATCTCTATAATTTCTTGTA